GCCATGACGGCGTTTGCGTTGGAACGATTGGTGGTCAGCGCACCACGCCAGGTAAGCGCCCAGTAATAGACATATTTGTCATACACACGGGGCGGCTTGCGAGTCACCATGTCCTGACCGTCCATCGGGCGCAGGGTAATGGTCCTGGAATTGATGAAATAGCAGCGCTTCGTCCAGCTCGGAGTGGGCGACACGAATCCGCCGAAGTTGTCGTCGAACTCGGGGCACCATTGAATCTCGACGCCCTTGTAATAGACGCCGGAGACGCCGCCATCCAGCTTGCGCGGCTCGCCGCCGGCATACTGGATTTGCTGGCCGGAGTAGCCGAGGGCTGCGATGTAGTTGTCAATGAAGGTCGCGCCGGCAAAGATCAGATCGGGGCGACCACCATTCTTGACACACGCACGCCACATGGTTTCCATGGTGCCGAGCATTGACAACGCCGTTGCCTGGGTCGTCACAGCGGTAATATTCAGCGTGACGCTGTTTCTCCACCAGACGTTCGACGAACTGGAGCGGTCGATGCCGCCCACGGTGCCGGTTGTCGGAGTGGTCGAAACCAGGGCATCAAGGCCGGCGACGGCGTCGGTAGAGCTGGTGCCGTCCAGTTGCAGGTACATAGAGAACTTTTCCTCGAAACCGAGGCGCAGAGTTTCGACCTGATCTTGCAGCAGAGAGGTCAATTGCACCCGTTCGGCAGCCGAGGCGTTGCCGCCGCCGCCGCTGTCGTCGATGGAAATGCCGTTCTGGGCAAGCCGATCTTCGTCAAGGGAAAAGCCGTCATGAGCCGAGCGCCAGGGGAACTGGCTCTGCTCGATGGTGACGCGCTTGTTGTAGGTCACAACGGAAGCGCCGTTGAACCATTGGAAATTCGACTGATAGCGGTAGCGCAGTTGCTCGATGATGTACTGCTTACAGCCTGGGAAGGACTTCTTCTTCGCCATCATCGCCTTGAGGAAGGGGCGTTCGACGGCGACTTGATCGATGGGGTTGTTCTTCAGGTAGAAGTCAATGGCAACTTTGCCGGCGTCCTGAAGTTCCTGGGTGGAAAAGGGCATTTGGAAACTCCTTAAGCATGTTGGGAAGCCCGAAACGGGCGACTCCAGGGGCCAAACTGGATCGAGCCGAACATGCAGAAGGCGAAACCTGCGAACGCAGCCTGAACTACTTCATTGCGTTATACGCGCAATTTTTCATCGTCAGAAATACTAAATTTAACCGAATCGTCAAAAGGAAAGGGCGCTATCCAAGCCGCCCCCGCCGATCATCCCGCCGAGTATCCCAATGCCCCTTCCAAGGCTTCGAGCATGCTTGCGGGCTGCTTCGCCCCAGCCGATTGGCCGGATGCTCTGAGCGGCGCCGGAGCGGCCTGGGCTGGCCTGGCCATGGGCATCGCGGAGATGGTGTTGTATAGGATGCGCACCTGCTGTTGCCACATGGACGGCGGAAAGTTGCTGGCGATTTCCGGCAACTGCTTCAGGATCAATTCTTCCTTAGCCGTAAAATCGGGGTCCGTCTTGGCCCATTGCGCCGTCATCTGATCGATGGCCGTCACCGCCTGCTGACGCTGCGCCATCTCATTGTGCTGTGCCTGGGTCGCTTGCTGTTGCCGTTCATGGGCGCTGGTCTGCTGCCGTTGGAATTCACGGGCGCGGGCGATCTCCATGGCCGCCTGTTCGTCCATCCGATAAGCCTCGACCGCTTGGCGCAGGTCAGGGTATTGCGCCAGCGGGTCGGCGCCAGGAAGCGGCTTGCCAAGCGCGAATGCGATCATTTGCCGCTGTTGATCGAGCATCGTCAGCGCCCCCTCAAGGTCGCCGCTCTTGATTCGGGTCATGTAGTCGATAGCCCGCGAGAACTCCTCGGCCGTGGCCCCGGTCGATTGGATCATCTGGCGAAATTCGCCGATAACCTCGTTCGCCTGAGCAATCTGGTCGTCCTTTTCGTGGAGCCGTGTTACCAGATTCCGGAACCGATCCTGCGCCTTGCTCGACAAGCCCTCGGGCATTTCCGTCTCATCGGCGGGCTTTGCCTCGGCCTTCTGAACCTCTGGCTTCTGCTCCTCCGGCTTGGTTTCGCTCGTCGGCGTTTCTTCCTTCTTGGCAAATCGCCCCTTCTCGTCGCGGGAAACGCCGTCATCTGTTTTCCCGTCAAGCTCTGCATTGATGGCATCAAGCAGCGTTGACGGCTCCTGCTGCTCTACCGGCTCGATGGCTTCCGGTTGAGTGACTTCCGGCGATTGCAACTCGGCTTCTTCCATTTCTCTTCTCCTAGAGGATCAACAAAATGGCCGTTTCTTCGGCCTGGATACGCTTTGCCCTCGCCTTCGCCCGCTCGATAACGTCGGCCGTTAGTGAAGCGCCTAGCAATTCGTCTCTAATCCGCCCCGCCGTCTCTGGTGGCAACGGAGATTCAATCTCTTCTTGCGGTTTCTTCCGCTTTGCCTTTACAGGCTTCCTGGGCTTGTCCGGAGTGCCCCCAAGGGAGGCAAATAGCGGCCCGGTAAAAGACACATCAGGGCTCAGGTTGATCTGCGTACAGTCCGCCCCAGAGAGGATATGAACCTGGGCAATCGCCCCTGTTCCGGACGTATTGCTTTGGCTGGAATCCGACCCGGTCAGGTTGTGCGCCTGAGAAATCGCCCCGGTGCCACTGACGTTGTCCTGCGCGCTATTGGCCCCAATCAGATCAATGGCCGAGCCAAGGCTTATGGCGCCGGTACTGCTGCTATTGTCCTGGGTGCCGTCGGCACCGCTCAGGATATGGACCTGGGAAATCGATCCAGTGCCGCTGGTGTTGTCCTGGGCGCTATTCGTCCCGGTTAGGACGTGCGTCTGGGTGATTGCCCCCGTGCCGCTTGTATTCGCTTGGGTACTATTCGCCCCAACAAGGGTAATTTCACCCCCGCTTGATACCGGCTGGCCGCTAACCGGAAGGCCGGATATGGGGGCGAATGGCAGCATTATTCAGGCCAGCCGATAGACCAGTCGTAATCCAAGACGGACTGGGCGTCCTCTTTTGCCGATATTGCGTCGCGATGTTTCCCGGAAACACCGGCAATCATCGCCTCAAGCCCTGCAAGTGCTTGTGCCTTGTCCATAACCTTCTCAACGATCACGGACAAATCCACGCCGCGAGCATCGGCTTCGGCTTGCAACATCGGTCCGCCTCCGGCCTTGGCTTCTGCCAGTTTGAGCGGCCATGACGCGGCTTCGTAGGGGGAAACCGGCTTGATATATCGATCCCTCAATCTGGACGCGTGAGTCTCGATCAGCCCGGAGACGAGATTGACGGCATCAGCAATTGAAACATCCGGAGCGATGCAATTGACGTACTGACGGGATTCTTCGTCGTAATCGATCATGGTCACATCCAGATGAAAATGGCGATTCCGTCACCGCCTTTGCCGCCGTTGCCAGGGGTTCCGCTCGTGCCTGTATTTCCGCCGCCCCCGCCCCCGCATCCAAGACCTCCATTCCCACCGTGCCCGCCTGTAACCCCAGCGCCGCCGGTTGTTCCACCGCCTCCAGCGCCTCCGAATGAGACAAAATGAAACGATGAAGTATTGAGAAGATGATACCCATTGGCGCCGTCCCCTGCGTTTGCCGCTCCGCCTGTCGTTCCGCCCGCACGGGTTGGATAACGGGCCGTACCTGTAACGTTACCGCCCGCGCCACCGTTTGAGCCTGCCCCGCCTCCACCGCCGCTCCAGGTCCGCGTACTACCGTTCCATGTAATAGCGCCACCCGCCCCGGCAGCACCGGCAGCACCGGCTACTCCGCCGATGTAAGTAGACAACGCAAGCCCATGTCCGCCCTGATTGGCCGCTGCACCAGTACTTCCGGCAGCGCCAGCAGTTCCGGCAACAGCTCCTCCACCGCCTCCATTAGTCCCCGTTCCCATGATTGTGTTGTTTGCAACATTGCTAGCGTCCGCATAGACGAATGTCGGTTGTCCAGCATTACCCGCAGTGTTGGAGGTTGTGACACGAGCGCCTCCACGACCTACGTTCACCCACAGCACATCCGGGAGCAGAATTGCTGGGAACAACGCCAGTGTTGCGCCGCCTGCACCACCTCCACCGCCCCCCGAAACTGCTGCTCCAGGATTAGGGGACGCGCCAGAACCACCTCCGGCAAGTAGGAACATCAGGCACATGGAAGCACCACGCGGCTTATTCACACTTTTCAATTGCTGGGAAGTTCCGGCAGAGTCCGCCGTAACAATCTGAACTTCCCCAGACTCAAGCCTGGGGAACCCGAACATATTGATTGCTGGCATTAGTATTTCCCGCCGACGCCCGTCACCATCCATCCCGTTCCAGCGGCGCCGGTAGAAGTGCCGAACGAGCAGCACACGCGATAACCCGCAGGGATGGGAAGATTGATCGGGATTTCAACATCCAGCGATCCGGCTGTCTGCGACAACGTGATTGTCGGAAGTGACATTTCCTTGATAAGCCACGTATTCGCCGCCGTGTTGCCGGTAAATGTCCCCGTAATACTGGAGATGTACACACGAAAAGCTGTCGCCCCAGGGGAACCAACAGATTTCGCCATGAGTTTCTGACAGAAGCCGCCATTTGTGGCATCGGCTTGCCATACGGAATAAACCGTTCCGGTGCCGTCTTGATTGGTGTTTGCCGTTGGGCCAATGACAGCGCCGCCACCCGATTGAATGTCAGGGGTTCCGCAAAAGATTGGATCTTGGTTCGCTGCCATATGTCACCATGAAGGGAAAAATTGTCGAGCCAATTGACGCCCAAGTCGTGCGTTCTGGGAAAGGTCGGCAATGAGGGTCAGAAACACATCCGGCGCACTTGAAAATGAGACTTTCGCGTTGGAATTCGATGACGATTCAATTTTGTCTCGGGTAATGCCGGTCGTCCCGTTGAACGTTCCGTATCCACATTCCCATTCCGAACCTGAAACGGCACAGTAAGGGACGATCACAGCAGCCGATCCACAACCAGCGGCAAACGTCTGATAACCCGTTTTCGCGCCCGTCAGGACAAAATCACTCGTCCCGGTCGCGGAATTCGTTTCCCAGACACGATCAGCAATAGATGGCATTACGTCGGCTGGTTTGATGTGTAGGTCAGTTGCGGGAAATTGACCGTGTTTCCTGATGTGATGACCTGATCCGATGTTTCGTCAGTCACCCACAGCACCTTTGCACTTCCATCAGTGAAGGCGATATGAAGATTCGGAGTCGCGCCAGAGTTGGCCGTTGCAGTAGCAGATTTCCCCGCTGCCGACTGCACTTGTCGATTGTTCCCGGATGAACTGACGGTGTAGTCGGTCCCGGTCATCGTGACCTCGGCGCATTTGTTGCCCGTCACGGTTGCGTAGCTGTCCCCGGCCGTATATGCCGAGATGACCATCATCTTGGTGGCATTGTTCTTGATATGGTTGATCCCATTATCAAGTACGTCAGCATGTGCCCATTTCGCCATCGCTTACTCCTAATTCAAGGTATGGGGCACAGTCTCGACCCCAATCATTTCGCCCGTCTGCGGGTCGCGGATCACGCGCTTTGGCGCCGTCAGGTGCGCTTGTAGCGCCGCCATCTGGTCAGCAAATTGCTTGCTCATGGCGCACAAGGCTTCGTGCATCTGGCAAACGGCTTCGATAACCTGGGGCTCTGCGCCCTGCGCTACGGGCTGCTGCATCGCGGCTTGTTCCTGGGCAATCCGTGCCTTCTCGATCTCGACCCGCTCGCGGCTGGCGATCTCTTCACCCTTGCTGGTGGCCCGGATGCGTTCAATCTCAATCTTTGCCGCTGCATCTGCATCCGCCCTGATCTGCGCCTCCGCAATCCTGGCCTCGTTGTCAGCAAGGTCCGCGGTCTTCTGATATTCAAACTTGTCACGCTCCAAGCCCATGGTCTGGGACTTGTCGGCAAGCTGCGCCTGCAATTGCTGATTGGCCGCTTGGAGTTGCTGGAGCGCATCCTGCATGGCCGGAATTTGTTGCAATGCCTGCTGTACTTCCGGGGGAATCTGCGGCGGCTGTTGTCCATCGGGCTCATGGGCTTTGGCGGGCGGTATGAAGGACTCAATATCCAACCGCTCATCAAATCGGCGCAACGTCTCCTCCATCAGTTTTATGATGGTGGTCGCCATATCGTCTTGGCCGGCAGCCCTGAGTTGCGCAACCTGTGTCACCGCCTCCTTGATCTGCGGCAGCATTTGCACCCATTGTTCGCGCTCCTTGGCGCGGTTTGGCTTGCCCGTCGATCCGGCGCGAATCTCGATCTGCACCAAGTCAAAGACTTGATCCTTGGTCATCTGCGGCCACACCGCGCCTTTGCCGGCAATGCGCTGGACGTCTTCCAGGGTCATTTCCTGCAAGCACAACTCCGCCGCGTATTGCGCCATCTCGGAGATCCAATCCTCCACGACGTCTTGACGCTCGGCCATGCGCGTTTGCAAGCCTTGCGCCATGATCTCGGCCTCGGTCGCCGTTTTCGCCTTGTTGATCGTCCCCTTCGATGCGTCGCCAGCGCCAAGCACCAATTCTGCATCCCGCAGAATCGGAGCGACATCATAAGTCATGGGATCAACGGGCGGATTCGGCAACACCGCAACATCATTCGTGATCGGCTTGTTGGGGTCGCCGCCAATGCCGATCCACTCATTCGATGCGCGGTTCTTGAGGTTCCGAACATCCGCGTCCGACAAGTCGCCGGAATTTCTGAACACTCGCACCGGGAGGTTTTCTTTCCGATGCTCAGAAAAATTGGTCCGCGTGGTGTTGTATTCGTCCTGCAGTTCGATCAGGAGCGCAGCATCGGAAATCGGCACCACGCTTCCGTCAATCGGGTTGAAGGCGAGGCCAAAGAAGGGATAGAACCTTTTGCCTGATAGTGTCGGCTGGTATGGTTCGCGAGCCCATTGATCCGCCCCAGCGCACAGGGTGTAAATCGTATTGCTTGCGCGGTCCCAGGTTTCAAAAACTGCCACCAGAAGCGGCGCATCATTGTTGTTGCTGCCTTGAGTCTTCTTGTCCTGCCCGAACCGCGTTGCCGTTTTGGGCGGCTCCTTGCCGAATTGCTGTTCGTATTGCTCTGTCGTCATCCACACACGATGTGCGATAGCCCCGGCGTTCTCGTAGCCGTCAAACTCGTACATGGTTTCATCGAGGATGAAAATATCCTCGGTTAAGACGTGATCGACCACGATCCCGGAAAACCGTGTGACTTCCACATTGGCATTCAAAGCGGCGATTTGCTGCTTAAGCTCGCCTTCCTTGGCGTCAAGATCGGCCTTCGCCCCGTCCCCCTCTGCCAATTCGTCGCGAAGGTATTGGATGCGCTGCAAATTGTCCTGGACGTCAGCAATGCGCGATTCAATCAACGGATCGCGGCTGATGTCTTTCTGCCAGGTGACCTTTGCCCAGCCGATTTCGACCGTCATGGCGGCGCGGATCGATGCTTTGGCCCGCTTCTTGAGCCGTGCATCTCGGATGAACTTCCGATTGAGAACCGCCTGCATGGTCTTGCAGAACTCGCCCACCCATGGGTAAGCCTCGTCTGTAGCCGATTCGCTTGGCGTGACCGCGATTTCAGGATTCTTGGCGTAAATCTGCGGGATGATTGCCGCAAAATTGGAGTGAACAATGTTGGTGCGAACCAGCCCGCCCGCTCCATCGTCGCACACATCGCCGCGAACATACTTCCGATATTTTTTGTATTTTTCTTCTTTTTTCGCCTCGCGCTGCTCTTTCAGAGCGCGGTCTAGGCGCTTCCCCCACTGCGCCGCAAGGGGGATGGACTCGGCTTTCTGCTCGTCAGTGCGCTCCATACGGCTTGGCCTCCGCACTGACTGACAATCCCGTTGCCTGGTCTAGCTTCCGCAGCGCGGCGATGGTATCGGCAAGCCCTTCTTGCGCCAGGGTTTCCGCCTGCCACGGCCAGGTCGCACGAACGACGATGCATTCCCCTTCCAGGGTTTTCCCATTGACCGTGTAAATCCAGGCATCTTTGCCAGTCTCTGCCGGAATATGCGCTTCAAATTCGGGGGATGGGTCGATCAAAGCCAAGAGTTGCTGATGATCGAGCGAGGGGCGAGAGACTGAAAGCCCTTGGCAAACGCGGGAAATCTCATTCATGGCGGCAATCCATGATGCAATTCCCAGGTTATAACCCAGGTCAAATCATCGTCAGAAATACTATTTACGTCGAATTGACCTGTATTTGCTGATTTCCTTCGGCGCGTCAGTAATCATCATCATATGTTCAGCAGTTCCGGGCCGCGGGCCGTCTTCCTTGGGGCGTTCGCTGCGAATGATGGGCCGCGCCATGACGCCATAGCGCAGCGCATCCCCGGCGTGGTCTTCCTGGTCGGTGTCGATGTCCTCTGGATTATGGTCATCATGCTGCAGCGTCGGCAGCGTGCGGATGAGATGCACGCACGTATCGAAGATCACCAGGAGCGGAAGCCCGTCATCGTCGCAACTAAGCCTGATTCGCATCTGTTCCCATCCGGGACGGCGCTTATTGTCTGCACGCCGCCAACGAAGACCTTCGCGCCGCATCATCTCGGCAATTGATGGCCCTCCGTCCTCCGTGAATATCGCAGGGTCCGCCACGCCCCATCCAGTATCGTGCGTGGTTTCCTTTCCATCCATGCGGATGATTTCACGAGCCACGGCGTCAGCGGTCATCTTGAGTCCAACATTGGGATGCCCTGGCTGCATTCCGTAATACTCGCGATAGACGATCAGCGCCCCACGCGGGAATGCTGGCATCGATCCATCAGATACCGCAATCCAATAGCATGCGAAGGGCTTCGCAGAACCCCAATCGAATGCGCGGTATCGCGTCCAATGTATCGGGATCGAGAATGGCTTGATAACGTGCCTGGAGGAGTTCCACTCGCTGAAAAACGCCCCCGCAACGATATTCCAATCCCCTTCGAGCCATGCCTTGCGCAGCACTTCATTGCCGCCGGTCGCTGCTCTGATGCGCTGCTGGTAGTGTGGATCGGCCCGCAACAGGATTTGATTGTCGGACGTCCTGCTCGGAATGAACATCCGAATGAACCCCGTATCAGGGTCTTTGAACGGATGATACGGAGGAACGTTTTCGACATATCGATGTTTTACCCAGCCATGCCCAACTCCGCCGGGGTTCCCCGTTGCCCGCATGGTGCAAGGCACTCCGAACGCACTCCGCAGCGTCGAAAGCATCTTGAGCAAGCCGCTAGGCGTGTGGTACTCGGTCACTTCGTCAAAGCTGATCCCGGTGTATTGGTGCCCGTGGTATCGGCCATAATCCTTCTCCGTCTCGATGTATCGCATCTTGACCGTAGCACCACTAGGCCAATACCAGCAATTCGAGAATGGATGCTCGGCCGAAGATTGCGATTTATATACCGCACCTTCCCCCGGAAAAATCTCCGATGCTCTGGCCTGCAATTCCTCCAACTCCGGATAGGTTTTCCGGAACATGATCCCGCGCCATTTGTCCCGATAACGCAGGGCGCCGTCTTCCTGGTAGCCGCATTGCGCATCGGACTTCCCTCCTCCGCGCTCGCCGCCGAAGAATATTTCATCGCACCAATCGGCTAGCAGAAACGATGTCTGCGCCCCTGGTTGTGGGTCCCACATTAGACGATCCCGTGATTCTTCAGCCACTCCTCGCGGCTCATGACCGGACGGACCAACACATCATGCTCATGCTTGACCGCGCCGCCCCCTTCTCCGGTCATTTCGGTCCGCGCCAGCTTCGGGATGTGGTACTCAATCATCTTCAGCCAGAGATCAAGCGCCCGGCCCGGATCGTCATTCGCGACTACGCGCAGCCATTGCTCAATCTCTGGAGCCGTCGATTCTGCGACGCGGGCAACGACTTCACGAACTTCCCGTGTGACCTTGTTAATCGCCCCCTTCTTTCGTCCTTGTCCGCTAGTTCTGGTCTTCATGGCGACCTCCTTTCAAATCATTCCGTGCTTCAGGCGCAAGGCCGGTTACGTCAGCGTTATATGTCTCTAGCCGCAGCATGGCTGCCCAGTGTTCGGAACAACCCTCACGCAACGGTCATCCCACAGTTCAACCATACCGAAGTCCTTCACGTTCGTTACCTCCAGCCCACCGAGGCCGTGCCGCTCAAGCCACGCCACAATCGGCGGCACTTGTTCAGGCACACAACAGCGGGCCGTGAAAATCTTCACCGTTCTCCCCTCGGCAATCCACTGCTGCACCCTCGCCAACATGGCCGGGATCGGCTCGCCAATGTGATCAGGGCCAACCCACCCAGCGTAGTGCGCCAAGGTGCCATCGAGATCAACTCCAATCCATCCGTCAGCCTTCCCCTTCTCAAACGCCTCTGCTACCCGTTTCTCTGCCGCGAGGATGGCTTCGGCAGGGGAGGAGAAGAGGTACTTAATAGGCGACCAACGCGGATTCATTTCAGCGAATTCGTCAGCCTTGTACGCTTCGATGCTTGTTGTTTTCCCTGTTTCGTCGTGCTGGAAAAGAACCGCGAAAGGCTCCACCCCTTCCCCGATCTTGGCGAGGCAGCGCTGAAGGAATTCGATGGCCTGTGCTGATACAACACCGGATTCATAGGTGCATCCTTCTTCCCACAGAAACTCAGGAATTTCCCGAGCCACTTCAAGCGCAATCTTCTCGATGTTCATTTCATTCTCGCCCAATAACTCAATCGACAATCGATCCAATTTGCCATCGCGCATAAACTGGCACTCTTTGTGCTTTCGCTTTC